GAGAATCATTATACTGGCAATTGGTATTGTGCTACAGAAAGTCAGTGTGATGATGCAGATGTATATGTAGTTGATGTTTCAGGATTAAAACAGTTAAAAGAAAATTATCATAAGAAACATATCTTGGCATTATGTATTGATACACCAAGTTCTACACGTATTCAGAGAATGAAAGATCGTGGAGATACAAGTGATGCAATTGATGAAAGAATGAAAAAAGACGAATCTGCTTTTGAAGAAGCTTATGATTTATGCGATGCAGTTATTAATAATGAAGGAAGTTTGTCTATGACTTGTCTGAATATTATGGCTGAGCTAGAGAGATTCAAAAGACAGATTAGAGATACGGAAGGAGCGACAACAAAGGAAGTTGATCAGAACAATTAATCAGCTTAGGAATTTAGTTTCTAAACTACACATAGAAAAAGAGGTACTTGTTAAGGATGTAGAAACAGGTAAGACAATGATGATTGAGAGCGTATCAACCGAAAAGATTGATGGTGATGGTAACGATGCACGATATACGTTGAACTGCAAGAAAGCAGGAGACGGGTGTGTTACATATAGATGATGATATTATTACATAATTTATTGGAGGTCTTTTATTGAAAGTAATTAAAAGAGATTGTACTGTTGTAGATTTCGACAAGACCAAAATTTACACAGCGATTATGAAAGCAATGAAAAATGGATCAGGATTAATTAAGGAAGATATTGCAAAACAAATTGCAAGAGAAATCGAAAATGATTGCAGTAAATTACCAGAAGAAATTGACATTTCTACAATTGAAGCAATGGTATTCAAAAAACTTATTGAGAAAGGGCAGGAATTAACTGCTAAAGCTTATGAAGGTTATCGCAGTGTTCGTGAGTTCCAGAGAGAGAATTATGACTCTATTGACAGCGAAGTTCTTGGGCTTATTGAGGATGCCAACGAAGAAATTAAAGATGAAAATGCAAATAAAAACTCTGTATTAAATCCAACAAAAAGAGATTATATTGCTGGTATCGTTAGCGAAGATGCAACAGAACGCTATTTACTTCCACCAGAAATTGTTCAAGCACATAAGGAAGGCATCATTCATTTTCATGACAGAGATTATTTTTTACAGAAAATGCATAATTGTGGATTATTAAATATTGAAGACATGCTTCAGAATGGCACAGTAATTAGCGAAGTATTAATTGAAAAGCCACATTCATTTTCAACTGCTTGCAATATTACGACTCAAGGCATTGCACAAGTGGCTAGTTCTCAGTATGGCGGACAGAGTATTTCTTTAGCACATTTAGCACCATTTGTAGATGTGAGTAGAAAGAAAATTAGATCTGAAGTTGAATTAGAATGGGCGCATATTGATATTCCATATAAAGAACAGCATATTGAAAAAATTGTAGCCAATAGATTGTATGAAGAAGTCAAAAAAGGTATACAGATTATACAGTATCAGCTGATCACGCTTATGACGACTAACGGACAATCACCATTTATTTCCATTTTTATGTATCTGAATGAAGCCAAAACACCACAGGAGAAAAAAGATTTGGCGTTATTGATTGAAGAGATGATTAGGCAAAGAGATGAAGGAGTTAAAAATGAAGATGGCGTATTTGTTGCACCAGCATTTCCAAAATTAATTTATGTTTTAGAAGATGATAATTGTAATGAGTCTACAGAATATTGGTATCTGACAAAATTAGCAGCCAAATGTTCTGCAAAAAGATTGGTTCCAGATTACATCTCTGAAAAGGTTATGAAAGAGTTAAAAGGTGATGTTTATACTTGCATGGGGTGCAGGTCGTTCTTAACACCCGATCGTTTCACAGACAAAGGAATTGGCAATATTGCACACGCAAAAAATTATGATCCAAAGCAGCATAAATATTATGGTAGATTTAACCAAGGAGTCGTTACATTATCTCTTCCAGATATCGCATTGTCTTCTAAAAAGAATATGGATGAATTTTGGGCATTGTTTGATGAACGAACAGAATTATGTCATAAAGCACTTAAAGAAAGACATAAACGTCTCCTTGGAACAAAGTCAGATGTAGCACCTGTTCTTTGGCAGTATGGGGCATATAGCAGACTGAAAAAGCATGAGGTAATTGATCCATTATTATTTAATGGATACTCAACTATTTCATTAGGCTATGCAGGATTATATGAATGCGTCAAATATATGACTGGACATTCTCATTCAGATGGTGGAGTTGGTGAAAAATTTGGATTAGAAATCATGAAACGAATGAATGACAAATGTGAGCAGTGGAAGAATGAAGAAAACATTGATTACAGTATTTACGGTACGCCTTTAGAGTCTACAACGTATAAATTTGCCAAGTGTTTAAAGAAACGATTTGGTAATGATGTGTTTAAAAAAATTGATGGCAAAGATAGAAATTACATTACAAACAGCTACCATATTCCTGTATTTGAAGAAATTGATGCTTTTGACAAACTGCGTATTGAAGCAAAATTCCAGAAACTTAGTCCAGGAGGGGCAATAAGTTATATTGAAACTCCTAATATGGAACATAATGTAAGTGCTTTATTGGAAGTAATTAAATATATGTACGATCATATTATGTATGCAGAAATCAACACAAAGAGTTGTTATTGTGAAAAATGTGGATACTCTGGAGATATTCCATTAGTTGACAAAGATGGTATTTTGAAATGGAGATGTCCTCAGTGCGGAAATGAAGATGGTTCTACTATGGATATTGCATTCAGATGCTGTGGTTACATTGGGACTTCTAAGAATGGAGGCAATCAGGGAAGATATGGGGATATCCATGATCGAGTTTACCACTTAGATGATAAGGAGTTGAATAGATGAGATACGCTTCAATAAGAAAAATGGACATTAGCAACGGAGAAGGGCTTGGCGTAGCCCTCTTCGTTCAAGGGTGTTACTTCCATTGTAAGAATTGTTTTAATAAAGAAACATGGGATTTTAATGGCGGCAAAGAAATGACAACATGGGACGTGTTGGAATTGTTACGCCCACTAATTAATCCGCAATATACAAGATTAAGTATTCTTGGTGGAGAACCGTTGGCAAAAGAGAATAGAAATGGTGTTTCTGCAATATGTAAATTTGTCAAAGAGTTTATGCCAGACAAAAAAATCTGGCTATATACAGGGAATAAAGCAGAAGATATTGGTTTGGACTTAGCTGAGTTTTCTCGAAGACGTAGAACAAGCCATCTTATGTACGATTGCAGACTTGAGATTCTTCCTTACATAGATGTCCTCGTAGACGGACAGTATGTAGACGAATTGAAAGACATGTCTTATCCGTGGGCAGGATCAACAAATCAGAGAGTGGTTGATGTACAAAAATCATTAGAAAGAAATGTTGTGGTCTTATGGAAAGGCACTTCGGATAATCTGTCCATGACAGAAGAACACGATGAAAATGAGTGAAATAAAACACTTTTGTCAAAATTATTAAAATAAACATAAGAAAATCGTTGAAATATAAGGGATTTTTCACATTAAATATAGCAATAAAATTCCACTTTTATCCCACTATAGAAAGGAGTGTACTAATTATGCCAAAATCAAAAGATTGTCTACAGGATAAAGACTTTTTACAATATGTTCCTACAAAATTTCAGCAGAATCGTAAGACAATGTTAAAGAAAAGAAATCGTAGGAAGAGTTATCATCAAAGGTTAGCGAGACTTAAAAATATCGGTGGGTATCCTGAACCTGTGCAATATGTAGACAAGTATTATTGTGGATTCTATGAAATACCTCGTAAGAAACCTTATTATAAAAGGTTATATATCAGCAATTGGGATGATTACAGATTTCATAAGAGACTGTCTAACAAGAAAGTTCGCAGAGTATTAGATGTGTCAAGTCGAGGTGGCTATAAGAAAGTACACGATCTATGGTGGGAGACACTTTAGAAAGGAGATATTCATGAATAACAGAGATTTACCAAAGAAAGACGATATTTACAAACATTTCAAAGGACATTTCTACAGAGTAATTGACCTTGCAACACATACAGAAACAAATGAGAAACTGGTAATTTATCAGGCAATGTATGGTGATTTCAATATTTACGCTAGACCAGTAGAAATGTTTCTGAGTGAAGTTGATCACGAGAAATACCCTGATGTGGAACAGAAATACAGATTTAAAAGAGTAGGAGAAAAATCATGCAGATGACATTGATCTGCAATATTTGTGAAAAGTTGGCATTGACGCTTGGAGCAATTGGGCTTGTAGGCTTTGCAGTGTATCTAATCATTGCAATTGTATTAAGTGTAAAAAACAAATTTATCGAGCCATTGTATAGTGTATTTCCACAAGAGCAGCCTTGGTATTTGAGTTTCATGTATATTTCAATTGGATTTTTATTTTTGATTAAATATTAAGGAAGGTTGGTGTAGAGGTATATTCAAAGTAATAATTATGGTACTGAGCATAATTGAATGGATACTGATTGGCTGGTGTGTCATTTCAGCTACTATATGTAATATTTTATTCTTCAAACATGAGAAAGAGATTGACAAGCACATCTCTTTCTGGTTTAAATCAGCAGTATTGGCATACTTAATGGGATTCTTTGTTTTAGGAGTTGCCGTAATACTAATAAATATATAATAATGTAACATTTCTAGTTACATTTCTGATGACTATTCGAGGAGAAATATCTATAGATTAGACATGTCTTATTTCTTCCATATGATGACTTTAAAATTTTGTTTTTATCTACATTTCAATTTTTGTAGATAAAACATATAAAAACAAATACATAAGAAAGGTTTTATCAAGTAATCCTAGGTAAAACGCAGTGCGCTGCCTTGTAAATACAAGGTTTAAATGACAGAAAATAAAAACAAAACTTTCAATCCGCTGAATGTAAGTAGTAAATTTGCAATATGCGGATTACCTATTCGAGTAGATACATATAAAACATGTAGTTTTGGATGTAAATATTGTTTCTCTAATTATAGGAAGATAATGGAATTTGATAAAAATTTACAAATTGGCAATGTTAAATCCGTTGAGCGTCGATTAGATAAAATTTTCGTTCATAATAAAGTGGATAAAACAAATTTTTTAGATTTTTTAATATCTCAACGATATGATTGGCATTGTGGTGGTATGAGCGATCCATTCCAGCCAGCAGAAGAGAAATTTCATATTACAAAACAGTTAATTGATATTACTAAACCATACAATATTCATATTTTATTTAGTACAAAATCTTCAACACTGTATGGTTGTGAAGTTGAGTCAGATTTACATACCTTCCAAATGTCTGTAACAAATGTAACTAACGACAAATCAATAGAGCCAAATGTTCCAGATATCTTAGAAAGATATAAATTATATCGAAATTTAAAAGACAATGGATTTAAAGTTGGCATTAGAATCCAACCATTCATTCCAGGAATTTCATCTACAGATATTATTGATATGTTTCATGACGCAGATCATTTTACTATCGAAGGTTTAAAAATTGTTCCACAAAATAAGGAACATAAAGAATACCTATTAAAACTTACTGGATTAGATAAATCTAGCTTCACACAAATGGGGTTATTAAATTTGAAGCCAAAAATTAGGTTAAATTTATATCAGCCGTTAATTGAGAAATTACAGCAATATTCTATTCCATATAGTATTGCGGATAATGATTTGCATTATTTAAGTACATCAAAATGCTGTTGTGGAGATGTGTTAACAAATAAAACAACAGACTTTAACAATACTGCAATGATATACAAATATGGAATTGACTACACTAAAGAAGAGGTTGATTCAGAATTAACTAAATCTAATGTGTGTGGCTGTAAATGTTGTCAGTTATTCACATCAAATAGACAAGAAGGATGTGTAACTGTCCAGGAATTTTATGATAAAAGATTTGACCGCAAGTCAAGTCCATTTAGCCCTAAATTTTTATATAAAGGAGAATGAAAATGCCAAAAGAGAAAAATGCAATTACGGTTACTAAATCAGATGACTGGCAATCTATTGAAGTCAATGGGACTAAAATAGAAAACCATAAATTAGATGTTGATGATTTTGCAGATGTTTTAAAGGAATTAGGGTTCAAGGTCAACGTAGTATGGGAGGATTCGGATGTTTAATAACGAAAAAGAAGAAGGAATTGCGACATTACATAGAGCTGAATACGTGGTACCTGATAGCGAATTAGAATTGATACAAGATACTGCTAAGGATCTTGGTCAGTTTCTTGTAGAATTAGGACGTCAGATTCGGTTAGATAGGGAGAAAAATATTGTTTCAGAAATTAAAAGAGAAAATTAGAAAATGGTTGCTAGAAATTCTGCAACCAGATATTGATGCCTTAAAAAATGAAATTAATGAAAGCACCACTGAATTAAGATTTGCCAAAAACAATTGTAATGAGGCAGCTCGTCAGTGTCAGATTTCAATACAACAAAATAAAGAGATGAAGAAAATGTATAACCAACTTACCGATGTAGCGGTTGACGTTGGATTTCATGATTCAGAGCATTCGTGGGCAGTTGTATGTATTGCTGGGAGACCTGAATATGTAAAATTTATTCCTTTAAGCCGTGCAGATGCTAGAACTGTTATGAATTTTTTAAGACAGTTTCAGTATTCACAGCTCATTGTTGATAGTCCACTAAGATTCAAAGATGAACTTCAGAGATATTTTATATAGAAGGAGATTGCAAACTATGATAACAAATAAACCAACAACACTGATTATTAAAGATAGAGCAACAGGCAAAACTACACAATTACTCTATACGAGTGCTATAACACAGTATCCGATTATTGTACAGAACAAATTGCAGACAAAACTGTTATTAGACAAAGCAAATGACCTTGACTTAATTATTCCAGTGCCTATGACTGTAGAAGAAGTTAAGAACAAGCGTGGAATGAATTATGATCATGTTCTTATTGATGAAGGATACAATTTAATAGGTGAAGCTCTTGATGCTTATATGGGAACGCATGTGGTAGCAGTAACTTTGACTGATAGAGTAAAAGAATTAGCAGATAAGAAAGTGGTGAGATTGTGAAAATTTCGGAACTGCAATTAAATTGCACATATAACAATAGTGATTTGGAAGAATTTACAAATTGTCACCCAAAGCAGATTATAAGTAATCAGATTCCAATTCCAATTTGGAAAGTCCTGTATCGCTATAAAACTGCTCGTGGCAACGATAAGACGGCAACAAAGTATATGATTTTAGAAGAATTTTCGTGGGATATGATTGACAATGAATTTAAAAATTATATTACTGAGTTCAATGAAAAACACCCAGAAAGAAAGCTATCAAATGTAGAAATTCTTGATAGTACATTTCTTGGAAAAGTATATATTCCACTTGAATAAATATAAAAACTCAATTGTAATCAATTCCCTGTAAGCAGGGTTGTATAGTGAGATGTCATGCATTACCCATGAAACATAGCGACAATGATGGCTAAAACGTAAAATCTTACGCCATGACCTAAGATAATTGGTTTCTAAGTATAAGATAAATACCTTTAACGGATGGGTAAAATCCAAAAGTTAAAGGAAGATTACAATTGAATCCAATCTATGATGGATATATTAAATTTTTAAGAGATATGTCTGGTGACAAATTACTAGACTTAAAAGAAGGATATTTTTGGCTTAACAGACAGATCATTAAAGGATTTGATAAGCAAGGAAATATACATAAATTTTATAAAGTTGTTGTTTCTGAGGATTTACAAAGAGTCGAAATTAAGAAACTAAAAACGTATAACAATATACAAGATGTAGACTTAGCAAGTTGGCAAGAGTTAATTGGTCTAAACAAAGAACATTTAATTCAAATTGAATCTGAATCATTGGATCTAATTAAAGAAAAGATGCAGAAATACAAGAATTATACTTCGATTATTCCTGTGTCGATGGGAAAAGATTCTATGGTTACATGCCATCTTGTGAGAAGTTTATATCCTGATACAAAAGCAATATTTAACAATACATCCTTAGATTGTGCAGACACATATCAAATGGTAAAAAAGTTTGCGAATTGCGAGATCATGAATCCAGATAAAGGATTCTATCAATATGTAGCATCTGATCATATGATTCCAACTAGATTTTCAAGATTTTGTTGCAGGATTTTTAAGATAGGCGTAATGGTATCACAACTTGATCATAATCATCCGTACTTATTATGGATGGGAATGAGAAATGAAGAATCAAATACAAGAAGCTCTTATGAGGATGAATGGGTTAACAAAGCCGAATGGGGTAAGACTTGTTGGCAAGGAATTCTTCCTATTAGAAAATGGACAGAGTTTGATGTCTGGCTGTATACAATATGGAGAAATATTCCTGTTAACCATAAGTATAAGAAAGGATATTCCAGAGTTGGATGCCACTGTGCTTGCCCATTTTATACAAAATCTACATGGATTCTTGACAAATATTGGTACCAGAAAGCGTATCAAAGATGGAGAGATATTCTCAAAGAAGATTTTATAAGCAATAAGAAATGGATCATTATGAATTGCACATTGGATGAATATTTAACGCAAGCTTGGAATGGTGGAATATTTAGAGATGAGCCAACAAAAGAAGTTATAAATGAGTTTGCTGAATATTCTGGTATTGATCAGAATGTGGCAATTAAATATTTTAACAAAGCATGTGATTGCTGCGGTAAAAGAATTAAACACAAAGAAGTTTTGAGCATGAATCTCAAATTACATGGCAGAAATATTGAGAAATTTTATTGTAAGAAATGTCTTATGAAAGAATATGGTTGGGATTCTGAAGCATGGAATTATCAGATTGATATATTTAGACAAGCAGGATGTGAGTTATTTTGAAAGGAGATTAAATTGGAAGAACCAAATTATATAACAGTTGGACAGCTTAAAAAAGAGTTAGAAAAATATTCAGATGATACGCCAGTTGTTGGCATAGATAATGAATTTATTACTACGACAGAACATGACACTATTGCACTTGAGGATGGCGTAGGATTATACGAATTTGGAGTTGTGAGAATTTGTTAATTGATGATTAAATAAACAAACAATAAACCAGAAAGGAAAATGAGAGTGTAGCTACTGTAAACCATATGGGCTTTCTGGTAAAGAAAAATAGTATATCAAGGAAGTAAAAATAGAATTGCAAAATATATTGTACCAATTATCCAGAAATATATTGAGGACAACAATATTGAAACATACATAGAGCCATTTGTTGGCGGAGCCAATATTATTGATAAGATTCAATGTAAAAACAGAATTGGTGCAGATATTAACGATGAATTGATTGCATTGCTGAAATACGTTCAAGAAAATCCAACGATTCCAATTGCTCCAGAAATTTGTTCGAAGGAACATTATGTTGAAGTTAGAGAAAATCGCAAAGCAGGAGGAGATAAATATTCTAAAGAATACACTGCTTTGATTGGATACTGTGCAAGCTTTGGAGGGAAATACTTCAATGGCGGGTTCGGACAAGTTAAGACTGGAAAAAGAAATATGTATTATGAGAGAGTGATTAATTTACGAAAACAAGCGATTTCATTAAAGAATATTTCTTTTATGTCATGTGACTATAACTATTTCAAGGATGTAAAAAATTGCTTATTATATCTTGATCCGCCATACAAAGGCACAAGCAATTACGCTAAAAGTTGTATGGATTATGATCATTTTTATGATTTTTGTCACGACATTGCGCAAAATAACCTTGTTATCATTAGCGAATACGATATGCCAAATGACGAATTTAAATGCATTTGGCAAAAAGAACGTACAGTGTGCCAAGATGCCAACCGAATAAATGGACAAAAGGCAACTGAAAAATTATTTATTCCCAATTTATGATTATTTACATAAAAGAAATATTTTATCGCAAAATCGACCGTCAAAAAACCCTTATTTTACAAGGGTTTTGGTCGATGCGATTTTAGGAAATTTTAGAACAATGAAGAAAATTAAGGAAAGGTAGTTGTATCTATGGATATAGTTGCTTTTATTGAAGAATATTTTGGTATTCAATTACTTACATATCAAAAATTACAACTGAGAATGTTGATGATGGAGTATGCCAAATACGAAGGAAAGGCGAGACCAATGATTGAAATTTTAGAAAAAGGAACACGCAAACAATGTACCTGTGAAAATTGTGGTGCGGAGTTGAGTTATGAGAAAAATGATATTAAAGATAAGCCAAAGCGAACGATTGATTTCAGAACTCTCAAACCAGTATATCCACCAAACTATATCATTTGTCCACAATGCAAGCATCCAATAGCAATTGAGGTAGAGAAAGATGATTAAGATTTTGAAAGATGGAACTAAACGTAAAGTTAAATGCAATGGATGTGGCGCTGTGTTGAGATTTGATGAATCAGATATTAAATCTGAACTTGTCGGATACAGTTATTGTAGTGGGTATGTGGAATTCATTCACTGTCCACAGTGTGGTCATAAAATTATATTG